GCAAATGTTAAGCCTGAGATCTTTGATAACCTCAATGCTGATGGTACGGTTCGCTGGGCACACCGATTGTTAGATGCCCCCCAAGAAACCTTACTGTCTACTGAAGAAGTTGCTAAGATTCGTGAGGGCCGCGCCCAACAGCAACAACAAATGCAAGCTGTTGCGACCGGCCGCGAACTGGCTGCCACTGCTAAGGATGCTGCTAACGCGGCTGCCACTGCACCAACCCTTGGTGAGCAACCACCAAATCAAGGCGTTGAGCAACAACCGATGGGACCAATGCAATGAAATCGCAAGACTTAATGAAGTTGCACGATTCTTATAAGATTATTTTTTCCACACCTGATGGCGAGCGAGTATTAGACCATCTATGCAAGATTAGTTTTCTTGCTGATACAAGTTACGTAGCAGGTGATCCCTATGAGACAGCGCACCGTGAAGGTCAGCGCCGTCTTGTACTTAGCATCTTGCGGTTTTTGGAAAGAGACCCAAGACAAATCATGAAACAAATGGAGGCACTACAAAATGAGTGAAGTAGACACAGGGTCCGTAGTAAATGATGGTGGAGCGTCAACCGCACCAACCGTCGCAACGGGCAGCTCGAGTGGTTCTATCGATTGGCGTTCAGCTCTCGACGAGGGCTTAAGGTCTGATCCTACTCTAGCTGATATTAAAGACTTAAATGGTCTTGCAAAATCTTACGTCCACGCACAACGCATGGTTGGTAAGGATAAACTAGTTATCCCAGGAGAAGGGGCTGATCCTACTGAATGGGATTCTTTCTACGAGAAACTAGGTAGACCTCAAGATGCTAAGTATAATTTAGATGCTTCAGGCATTATCCCTGAAGGTATGCCCTTTCAACCGGAAGCCGTTGACCACTTTAAAAAGATATTTCACGAAGCTGGTCTATCGCAAAAGCAAGCTGAAACTGTATTTAAAAACTACATGCAGTTTGCCGGTGAGCAACACACTAACATGATGACTACTGGTCAGCAGCAACGTGAACAGTGGGTCACTGATGTTAAAAAAGAATTTGGCAAAGCTTATGACCAAAAGATTGACATGGCTGTACGAGCGGTTGATACCTTTGGCGGTGAAGAGATGAAGAAGTGGCTAAATGAAACTGGGCTTGGCGACAACCCAATGTTCATTAAAGTCTTTTCTAAGATTGGCGAGAAGATGCAAGAGTCATTAACTCAACCAGGACAAGCAGGCGGCTTCACATTAACACCTGATGCAGCAAGACAAGAGATTGCAAGAATGCAGCGTGACGATAAGTTTATGGCAGCTTACTTAAGCCCAGCAACTGAAGGTCATACTGAAGCCGTTAAGAAGATGCACGAACTGTTTGGGTTTGCATATCCGGAAGAAATCGGATCTTAAAAAAGTTTAACTAGTTTACGGTTTTACTGTATTATGCTAGTAACGGGGAACCCGCAAGGGTCCGGTGGCATCGCCTAGCCAGAAGGGTATGTGGGGGTCCGTTTGGGCAACCTCTGCGAGCATTGTATTTAACTTTAACTGATATAAGGAGGACATATGTCCATTCAAATCACTACAGCATTTGTACAACAGTACCGTGCGAACGTAGAACACCTTGTTCAGCAAAAAGGTTCACGCTTGCGCCCGCTGGTTCGAGCTGAATCTCAGAATGCTGAATTCGACTTCTATGATCGTATTGGAGCTACACTGGCCCAAGAAGTAACTGGCCGTCACCAAGATACTCCGTTGATTAACGTTCCGCACGATCGTCGTCGTTGCTCTTTGCGCGATTTCGACTGGGCAGATCTAATTGATCGTACAGATCGTATCCGCATGTTGATTGACCCAACCTCACCTTATAGCCAGAATGCTGCTTATGCATTAGGCCGTAAGATGGACGAAGTCATTCTAGATGCTGCTTTTGCATCCGTTTCCACTGGTAAGACTGGTTCATCCACTGTAACATTCCCAAGCTCACAACAGATCGCAGTTGATTATGTTGAGTCTGGTGCTGCTGCAAACTCTGGTCTAACCATCGGTAAACTACGCAGAGCTAAGCAAATCCTGGATGCTAACGAAGTAGATCCGACAGAGCGTCGCTATGTTGCTGTAACGGCAAAGCAAATCAACGACCTGTTAAGAACTACTGAAGTTACTAGTGCAGACTTTAATACAGTCCGTGCTTTGGTTCAGGGTGAGCTTAATAGCTTTATGGGTTTTGAGTTTGTCCGCACCGAATTGGTTAGAACTAACGCTTCTAGTCACCGTCGTTGCTTGGCATGGGCACAAACAGGGTTGTTGATCGCGGTTGGTAGCGACATCACTGTTGATATCGGTCCACGTCGTGACAAGCGCAATTCCACCCAAGTCTACGTTTCTGCTTCATTCGGCGCAACCCGTATGGAAGAAGAAAAAGTAGTTGAATTAATTTGCGCTGAATAAGGAGAACAGACATGGCTACTTTTAATTCCACTGAATACGCTAACAACGTTGCAAGTCCACCTGTAATGAACGATGTGTGTGACGAGCACGGTCGGGTTCGTGTTATGTCGTTTACCTACACCCAATCAGGTGCAGGTACGGCAGGTGACACGGTAAACCTTTGCAGTTTGCCAGGCGGTAACCTTCGCGTTCTTGCCACATCCACAACATACTCAGCTTTTGGTTCCTCACGTACCATTAAGCTTGGGCATACTGCGTATGTGAACTTAGCGAAAACTACTGTTGCAGCAAGCAGCACTGCGTTTTTAGCGTCAACATCTATTGCGTCGGCTGGTACTACCACCACTTTCACTACAGCCAAGTTTACTTCACGCGAAGGTATTCTTGTGCAAGCGTTGATTGAGGGCGGTACACTCCCTGATGCAGCAACACTCACTGGCTACGTTTTATACGCCATTGACTAAGTAGTAATGCAGCACTTAAGGGGGTCGGGTTTCACGTGCCTGATCCCCTTCTTTACTTAGGAGCTTGATATGGCAACATCTGACATTGACATCGTTAACCGAGCATTAACAATGCTGGGCGTAGACCCCATTAATTCCCTGTCTGACTCAACTAAGGCAGCAAGTACGGCAAATCGTTTATTTAACGACACTAGGGCAGCGGTCTTTAGAGGACATCCCTGGAATTGCCTTATTAAACGTGCCTCCTTACCTCAAGAAGCTACGGTTCCTATTTATGGGTATGCATACGCATTTACTTTACCCGCGGATTTTTTACGTTTACTAAGTATTGAAAACAATCTTGGTAAATATAGTATTGAAGGTCGAAAGATTCTCTATGATGATGAGATTCTTCAGGTCATGTATATTGCACTAGTTACCGACGTCATTGCTTATGACACCCTTTTGCTTGATGCACTAGCCGCACGGTTAGCGGCTGATATGGCACATCCATTGTTACAAAGTACTGAGGCTATGCAGCGGATGTACAACCTATACGAGTTAAAACTTCGCGAAGCTAAGTTTGTTGACGCGCAAGAAAATTCACAAGACGTACTTGACACTGACTACTGGTTAGATTCTAGAACCGGGGTAACACCTAGCTGGATCTCAACACCACCGAGATATTAATGTCTAAAAGTACCCCCATCCAGACTAACTTTACCGGCGGTGAAATTAGCCCCCGGCTTCATGGCCGGGTTGACTTAGCTAAGTACGGTTCGTCATTAGAACGTTGCGAAAACTTTATTATTTTTCCTCACGGGGGTATGACTAAACGACCTGGTACTAGGTTTATTGCTAGTACTAAGGTCACAACGGCCGTCAAGTTAATTCCGTTTATCTTTTCTACAACTCAATCTTATATCTTAGAGTTTGGAAACCTGTATGTTCGATTTTATCGAGATGAAGCCCAGTTAACCAGCGGTGGTAGTGCTTTTGAGGTTGCAACTCCATATAGTACCGCGGATCTTGATGGCCTAGACTTTACCCAGTCTGCCGATGTCCTATACCTAGTGCATAAAAGCTACCCAATTAAGCAACTAAACCGTCTAGGTGCTACAAACTGGACATTAACTGATTTTGCCTTTAAAGATGGCCCGTATGAGCCAATAAACATCACAGCTACCACGGTAAACCCGTCTCACACTACTGGTACAACTACCATTACCGCAAGTACTGGTATTTTTGCGTCAACTGACGTTGGCAGATGGATTAGGATTATGCACACGGCGACTGACTTAGGAGCCGCCAAAATTACGGCGTATACTAGTTCAACGGTAGTTACGGCACAAATAGATCCTGATTTGCCATTTCATGCGTCTACTGCCACGACTGAATGGCGACTTGGTAGCTGGTCAAATACCACGGGATGGCCGTCAGCCGTGTCATTCTTTCAAGAACGTTTATTCTTTGCAGGATCCACTCAGAAGCCCTCTACCATTTGG